GTCAGGATTGAGGGTGCAATACCGGTCGGGTAGCTTGACCAAGGTGCGCAGGTTTCACACTGTGGCAGGATTGTCCACACAGGTGACCTTCTCAGCGCACAACCCTTCCTTGAACAACTTGAAACGTGGTGTACTAGAAAGAGCAATATTTGTTGGGTATGATAAAGGTAATTGTCCGAATCCCACACATCCCATGTACCAGGTCATTGGTAACAAAGAGTATGCTCCACCTCCAGTACCTAATCCAGAGAAATTTGATGTGAGATTGTTTTACCAAAAGCAATTCATTATAAATAACTTCGGGATTGTCACCCCTTTCTCGACGGAGCAATTCGTTGATCGATATACGGGTCGCAAGAAGAAGATTTATAGTGATGCCGCGCGGAGCCTATTGGGAGTACCTGTGTGCCGCAAGGATTCATACATCAGACTATTTGGCAAAGTAGAGAAGATAAATTTGACCGCTAAACCGGATCCGGTCATGCGTCTAATCTCACCACGACACCCAAGGTATGGTATCGAAGTAGGGCGGTATTTGTCACGTATCGAGCATGACATTTACGTAGCGATCGCTCGGTTGTTTGGCGAGGTCACAGTCGCCAAGGGACTCAATGCGTTGGAAACAGGCAAGTTAATAGCTAATAAATGGGGGAAGTTGAAGCAACCAATTGGTATTGGGCTTGATGCCACTCGTTTCGATCAACACGTGAGTGCACACTGTCTGAAGTGGGAACATAGCATTTACAATGGAATATACCGCGACAACAAATTGGCTAATTTGTTGTCGTGGCAGGTTAGTAATAAAGTTAGAGGGTACACACATGATGGTGAATTATCTTATTCCATTAGTGGTACTAGAATGTCTGGCGATATGAACACCGCTTTAGGAAATTGTTTGATTATGTCAACCCTTGTGCATTCTTTCATGCGTGAGTTTGGAATTAGTGGGTCGTTGGTTAATAATGGCGACGACTGCGTACTATTTATTGAGCAGGAGCAATTGGACCATGTTATGGAACATGTCCATCCCTGGTTCTTAGAGATGGGTTTCAACATTAAAGTTGAGGAACCCGTGAGCCTTTTAGAGAAGGTTGAGTTTTGCCAAACTCAGCCCGTGTTTGATGGTGTCAATTGGGTTATGGTTCGTAACCCACACATCAGTATAGCAAAAGATTGCCTGTGTTTACATCCACTTAATTCTATCAAAGATTATCAAAAGTGGGTAGGGTCAATCGGTACTTGTGGGATGCACCTGACTTCAGGAATCCCAGTTGTACAGGATTTTTACCAGAGTCTATTGAGAGCATCCTGTGGTAGGAGGCTCCCATCCTGGGACCCAGCGTTAGACACTGGCATGGCAATGTTAGCACGTGGCATGCACGGACTTTATGTTGAGCCGTCACCTGAGGCAAGGTTTTCGTTTTATTTAGCTTTTGGTGTGTTGCCAGACCTTCAAATTGCAGTAGAAAAGTTCTACCAAGCCCACACGCCCGAGTGGGATGAAGTGTACGATGGCGAGCCCAGGCGAAATAATGTCTGGATCTGATGCGGCCGGCGGGCCTAAAACGCATGGGGTTTGTGTGTTAATGGTCCAAAACGGTGCTGCGTTGCTTAATAATTCCGTGCTAATTCAAATGCCGAGAGACTACACGGATCAGCGCCTGAAGCTCACACAGATGTATAGTCCAGTATTAGTCGCTGTATCCCATACATGACTAAGAAACCCCAACAAGTTCCAAAGATGAGAACTCGCGCTGTCAAAGTGCAGCCAATCAAAACTAACAACAAACAAATATCAATGGTGCGCAATTACGCCCCAGTCGCAGTTGCCGTCAAAGCGACTAAGGGACAACCAACCTTTCGCGGCGTGGCCAATGGCGTGCGCATCCAGCACACTGAGTTTGTTAGTGAACTGCAATACGCAGGCAATACTGATTTTAATGTAACCATGTCCTTGCCGATTAACCCTGGGATCCCCACCACCTTCCCATGGCTG